CGCTCAGCGAACTTTGTAATCGCGGCGAAGGACGCTGCGACTAAGCCGATGGGCAACATCGGCAAGGCAATGGGGCGGCTTCAGGGCGTCGCGGGGACTGCGTTCAGAGCGATTGGTGCAGCGGCGATTGCAGCCGGTGCAGCACTGGTCGCCTTCGCAGCCAGCGCGGTCAAGGCTGCGGCAGATGATGAGAAGCAGACGATCAGGCTGAACGCAGCTCTCCAAGCGCGCGGCTACCAGATGGATCAACTATCGCCAAAGATTGAGGAGCAAATCAAGGCGATGGCCCGCCTCGGCTTTACCGACGATCAGGTGCGAGATGGACTAGAAATCGGAAGCCGATTCTTCAAGAATCAGGAGAACCTACTCAGGGCAAACGCCACTGCCGCCAACATTGCAGCAGCAACCGGCAAAGACCTCAGCACCGTGATGCTCGCCATCGGGCGAGGCGCGTTGGGAAGCACACGCGGTTTGATGCAACTCGGCATCCAGGTAGAGAAGGGTGCCAAGCTCAAGGACATCCTGCGAGCCGCCGACGAGAAGTATCTCGGCGTGGCTGAGGAGGTCGCCAACAGCACGAGCGGCAAGTTCGCCGCAGCGCAGATTCGCTTCAACGAGGCGATTGAGAACTTTGGCTACAAGCTGCTCCCAGTGGTCAATGAGGCGCTTGCCTTCCTGACCGAGACGGCCCTGCCTGCCTTTGAGCAACTGATGGAGGACCTCGGACCTATCTTTACGGACATCTTGGATAACTATGTGCGACCACTGTTTGATTCTTTCAGCGAGCTGTTCGCCATCTTTGACAGTGGGGAAGGCTCCATCAACGTCTTGACCATTGCACTCGCTCCACTCAAACTGGCGCTAGAGGCAATCAAGTTCGTGATTGACGCCATCGTTGCTGGACTCAAGTTCATCGGCGTGGGCGGTGGACTCAAGACCCAGAAGCTTGACAGGGCGGCCGCCGGCGCAGGCTACAGCGGAGGCCCACGAGCGACAGGCACGCCGATGATGGGCGGAGGCGGTGGCGGCGGCGGAGGCTCTTCATACCTTCAGGTGCAAAACAACATCACCTTTGGGCGAGATGCCACCTCAAGCGTGAACACGCAACTTGGTCAGAAAGCGACAGCAGCAGGAAAAACAAGGCTTTCAAAGAGGCGCCCATAAATGGCGACCGCGCCGTTTCAGCTCTGGATGGACTTGACGCCTATCGCGTCAGCCGTGAGAGTCTCATCAACCGTCACCGTCACGACGACGACTCCGCACGCGGTAGTGACTGGAGCCTACATTCAGTTGGGTAGCGCTCTTGGCACTGCAGGAACCTCGATGAACGGCGTGTATTCCGTGACCGTCACCTCTGGCACGACCTTCACATTCACCTCCTCTGGCTCTGCTGGTACCGCTGACATCACGACCGCATTCATTGCTTACGACCTAATGTCGCCACTTATTGACTACGGTTCGGCAGCGCGTCAGGCGGCGCTCTATGTTGATCTTGACTCAATCACGATGAGCGCATCTGGCGATGGCTCTGGCGTGACCTTCGGCGTCACGATCAACCAGGACGATACGCCGAGCGATGGGCCGTGGTTCAACTTGATTCCTGATCAGACTCGGATTCGGCTCATCAAGGCGAACACTGGTGCGACCCCTGCGCTTGATAAGTCCGACGTGTACTTCACTGGCAGCATCCTTTCGCTAGACGCCTCAATCAACGGCTCTGGGCAGGGGACGACAACCGACGTGCAACTGCAGGACGCCAACGCGCTTCTTGAGCGCCTAATGATCTATGGCAACCAGGTCAGCCCGAAGAAGGGGCTTACGGAGGGCGGCTTCGTGCGCTCGGCAAATGTGACTACGGTCACAACCCCCTCCGCACACGGTTATGGCGTCGGGCAGAAGATTCAGATTACAAGCGTCAACGGCGGGTTGAACCAATCATTCAACGGCGCCTTTACGATTTCTGCAACTCCGACATCACGAACCTTCCAATACAGCAATGCTGGCAGCGCCACAACGGGAAACGAGTGGCAAACCATCAGCAATGCAGTTCTTAGAACAAAGGCACGAAATCGAGTCCTTGTCACGACTACCGCCAACAACTGGTTCAACGAGAGGGCGACCGTGACCATTCGCGGCGTGACGGCAAGCACTGCTCAAGCAGCGAACTACATCAACGGCACGCATAGCGGCCAGAATGTCAGGTTTTCTGGAAGCAACCAGGTGATGATTACCCTTCCGAGCAGTGTGTTTTCTAACACGACATTCAATGTCAGCAGCGGGCAGATCAAAGGAGAGCCGCTTATCACGCCAGTCGGAAGCCCAGATCAGCGCATCTTCCTTATGCGCTCAGGAGAGAGCGAGGCTGCCGCCGCGTCAAGGATGCTCACCATTATCAACCAATACAAAGATGAGGACTACCCGCTCAATCGTTTGATTGACACGGCAGATGACAGCCTCATCATCGGCTCCACTACCGAACTTCTCAAAGAAAGCGCCCAGATTCCAGCAACCAGCCTGCGTTCTGCGCTTGACACCGTGGTTGAAACTTTCAGTGGTCAAGACCAGAAGGAGCGCCGCTATTACATTGACGCCGCTGGGCGTCTGAACTATCGCCTCGCAGATAGCGCGTCTGCGCCAACCTATGCCACTGCTCCTTACTCAATCATTACGAGCGGAGCGGGGACGCCAGACACAACGACTGGCAAGGCGACGCTTGCGCCATACAGCCTCAAGGTGACGTGGGACCACGACACAACAAAGAGCGTGGTCTTTACGCCGTCAAGCAACGGGCGCAACGATCCTGCAGTCGTGCAGGACTACACGCAAGTTGGGTACACGGCGCGACCAGGAGCCCCAATCCTTGATCAGCAGCTCGACTTCCCGACTGCAACTGGGAACGCTGGCGCGCAGATGCAGACCGCTGCAAAGTCCTACTTCCTTGAGCGGCACAAGCCGCTGCTCTCTGGCACCTTCACGCTGCGAGGCGCTGGCACGGCAGCCCATAACGAATACGGATTCAGCGCAGGCTACGCGCAGACTGGGGCATCAACATTCGCGCTGGTCAATCGGTGGGAGCCGGGGCAATGGGTCGAGGTGACTTCGGCGGAGTTGGGACTGACCGGCTTCTATCGAGTTGAGGCGGTTGAGTGGAGCCTTGAGCCTGGCGCCTTTCTGCAAGTTATTACAATCACCTTCAACCGAAGGCCACAAAATGGACTCACAAACCTCGTCGCTGCAGGAGGTGCATAAATGGCACAGGTCGGCTCAAACGTCGGAGTGCTACAGCAGTCGCTGACTGGAATCACTGACGCCGCTGGAAATCCAGTTGTCAGCGCCGACAATACCTTTGGCGCCTCGCCGCTTGGTGTCGCGGCGCGAGCGCAAGCTCTCTATGGCATTCCAAATGCCAACTTCAACCTGACTCCTCCAGACCCTAACTCGCCAATCGTGGAGAATGAGAATGACCTGCCGTACTGGTCAATCAGCGATCAGAGCGACGCCGCAATGAGCGCGACCTCCGTCTTTGATGAGGACACGCTGACCTATGGCATTCTGCTTGATCCAGGTACTGCTGCTGTAGACAGCGTGATGACGCTGACCACGCGGTCTTATCTGCTAACGGACGACAACCTTGCGCTGCGCCAGAAAGCGCAGGCGGTGATTGAAAAGAGCGGAACTGCAGCGGGAACAACCCAATGGAACTTGACCCTTTCTGCAACGTACTACGACGCAGCGGGCTCAGCCCTCTCAACTGCATTCATCGGCACCGCGCTCGATACTGGTACCTGGACTTCATTCAGCGGCACGACGACGCCAGGCGGGTCGGCGATCAACGCGGCCGCACAGTATGTGGACTTGGCGTTCACGATGACGGCAACAGCTGCAGTGACTGGCTCCGCAAAGGCAACGCTCAAGAGCCTTCTGCTCGCCACCAGCACACCTGGCGGCGGAGGCTCGCAATCCTTTCAGGTCAGCGAGGTGTTTAGCGCAAGCGATACCTGGACGCGGCCAACTGGCGTTGAGTATTTGACGGTGCTTTGCGTTGGCGGTGGTGGCGGAGGCGGAGGCGGAGGATTCAGGGTAAGCAATAACACGGCAGGAACATCATTTGCCGTCGGCGGCGGGGGTGGCGGCGGGGGAGCGTTCACCTATGTTTCTAACCTCTACATCGGTGACCAGACCAGCGTTTCAATCGGAGTTGGTGCAGCAGGAACTGGTGGCGCTGGCACTTCGTTTACGAAGGCGGCTGGAGTATCCGCGCCGCTAACTGCCGTCACAGGTGGCTCTGGTGGAGCAGGTGGAGCCTCATCATTCGGCACCTACATCGTGGCAAATGGCGGTGGCGCTGGCGTTGGAGGTACTGCTGTTGGCACGGCTGGTCAGTCAGTCTTGGCCGCTGTTGGCGCTGGCGGAACAGTGACCGCAAGCATCTTTGGGCTGTCTGGTTATTCTGGCGGCTCAGGCAATGTTGCCAGCCCCGTTCCATTTCTGATTTTTCCATTGGTGACGGCGCTCTCATCGGGCGCGGCTGGCGTGGCATCAACTGCTGGAACTGGCAATGGCGGTAGCGCGTATACGGAGTCTGCAGGATTGACTGGAGGAAGTGGTTTCTCTGGAGGAGGAGGAAGCGGCGGCGGCGCACAGGTGAGTACGGCGAGTAGAGCGGTCACGCCAACAGGCGGAACTGCCCGCAATGCTGGTGGCGGCGGCGGCGGCGGCGGGGGCGGCGCAAGCCAATACAATGTCACGCTCGGAACTGCCACAACGATTGCCGGCAACGGCGGTACTGCGGGTTCCTATAGTGGCGCGGGCGGAGGCGGTGGAGGCGGCGCATCATTCCTTACTAGCACTGGTGGCAACCCGACAAACTCAGTCCACACAACCACATCTGGAAACGGTGGAAGTGGTGGCGCTGGCTATGTGGTGATTTCTTATGTCGCATAAGCGGTACGCCTTCGTCAACGCAGAGAGCATTGTGGTGCAAGTCATTACAGGCGCGCTTGGCGCTGGGAAGCAAGCGCAGTTTCTGCGTGACTACAGCGTGTTGTTCGGCGCAGTTGCCATCATTGAGGTGGAGCCAGAAATCAAAGTGTGGATTGGCGGCGCGTATACCGACGGCGTATTCACAGAGCCGCCGCAGCCAGAACCAGAGCCAGAGTCTGAAATCGTGGATGGCGAGTCCGAGGTCATTGAAGAGCCTGCGGCTATGATTGAAGAGACAACCCCTGAGCCTGAAGCCACGGAGCCACCTGATGACTCGATCCCAGGTTGACGCGATCATTGACCGACTAGACGCGCAGTCGGCAAAGATTGACGATCTCAAGGCAGAGATTGACCAAATGAAGGGCGGCCTCGCCGTTCTCAAGGGGCTTGGCGCCCTACTCGGCGTAGGAGGAATCGGCACGCTTCTGGCGTGGTTGCAATCTCAATCAGGCAAGTGAGGTTGCGCGCACTCCTGCTCGCGCTGGCAATCGTCTTGCCATTCGTTCAGCCTGTCTACGCGCTTGACGATCTTGACGAGTGGGACTTCAGCACCGACTCCAACGGCACGGTCGTCACCAACGAGGATGGCTCCGTCACACTTGCTGGCGCAAACAATCCGCTCCCTGAGCAGCCACGCTGGAACGCGCTAACCAGCCTGACCACAACCGCACTAGAAGCTGAGACGGCGCAGTACCTCTGGTCGTACCTGACGACCGACGGCGCGTTCTACGACAAGCCGCAGTATCTCGTGGGCGGCGAGTGGCTCACGCTTGCAGAGGGCAACACCCAATCAGCCACTGGCTACATCGAGGTGGTGCTGGCCGCAGGCGACCTGTTCGGCTTCCGCGTGCTGTCCACCGACTCGTGCTGCGGCATCGGCTTCCTCACAATCGCCGTAGGCAGCCCTACGCCGTCTCCAGAGCCGACTCCTGAGCCGACCCCTACCCAGACACCAGAACCACCTTCACCCAGCCCTAGCGTGGCTCCTACCCCTACGCCAGAGCCTTCTGTAGAGCCGACTCCTGAACCTACGCCAACCCCAACGCCTGAGTCAACGCCTCAGCCCACACCGCAGCCAACTCCAGAACCCACACCCGAATCAACCCCAACACCAACGGAGGAGCCAAGTCCCGAGGTGACAAATGAACCAACCCCAGAACCAACGCCAGAGCCAACGCCTGCACCAACAGAAGTTGCGCCATCTCCTTCCGTATCTCCTGATCCCAGTCCTGTACCTACTCCTGAACCCGAACCCGCTCTGCCAGTTGTAGGAGCTGCGGTTGAGGCAGTGGGCGAAGTGTTCGCCAACATCGCGGCCATCACCGAGATCGGCAAAGACCTTGACCCGATTGAGAAGGAAGAAGCGCAGCCGGTTGCCGTCGCAATCATTGCCAGCCAAGTTGCAAGTGTGGCTGCCGCAGCGTCAAATGCCGCACGAGCGACTGCTAACATTGGCGGCGGCGGACCAGCAGGAGGCAATGGAAATACGCCAAGCCGAAAGGGTGGTCGCCGTGCTTAGAAAGATAATCAACGATCTGGTCGGAGGCTCGTGGACGATCCTCGGTCTGCTCTTCGCGGTGGTCGTGCTGCCAGAGGGTCAGACGCAAAGCACAATGGCAACGCTGTTCATCCTGATGACAATCATCTGGATCGCAACAGGATACTTGAGGTGGAAAGAATGACAACCGAAGATCACCGCAGGGAACTCAAGGAGCAGGGCTGGACGCGGATTGACACCGCGCCAGGCGAGTGGGTTGCACTCGTGCCAAGCGAGGACGCAAGCGCGTTCGGCGGCACGCTCTGGAAGCGTGGCGACAACGGCAACGACTACAGCGAGGGCTGCACCGCTGGTCACCCGATCAGCGCGGCACTCGACTACCAGAAGGCTGGTCTCGCACTTGCCGCGCACATCAAGGAAGAGATCGGCGAATGAAGTACCAGATCAAGTCGCAACTCTATTCTGACGCCGAGGCGCAGAAGAAGGTCGGCGCGATCCTTGACGACTGCGGGCCATCGAGCGCAGCTGCGGCTGCGGCCTTCGTGAACGGCTACTCGCCAGACTTCAGCGCAGCCGACGGCGTAGCGGCGAAGGAGCGCGCCACTGGCTTCAAGGAGAAGCAGGGCGTCAGCGACAACGGCTCTTCGCTCAGCGAACTTATGAAGACCGTCAGGGAACTGGGCTGCAAGGCAAAGCCTGCGGACACGTTCGCCGAGGCGGTAGAAGCTGCGAAGGCTGGCGCCGCACTCATCGTCTGGGTGCAGGCACCAATCGGCTACCCAAAGCAGGCGCTTTCAAAGTGGCACCGCAACTGGGCATCCTACTGGCAGAAGAAGGACCCGAAGGTGATCGCCGCAGGCTATGGCCATATGACCTCCGCAGGCTACGACGCCGAGGCGAAGACGCTGGTCTTTGCCGACCCAACGTTTGATGAGCGTAATCCGAAAGAGAAGTTTGCCGTGCCGGTGACGGAGGCAGACCTCAAGGCAATCGCTTCAGGCAAGCCAGG